GATGCTGTCGGTCAGCCATAGGTAAGACGACGCTACGCCAGCCGAGCCAAAATACATACAGACAGCATTGGCTTCGTAAGTACGAGCTGCGCCGTTTATGCCGGACTGACCAGAGCAATGTACCTTGTGCCCTTGAATGCCTTGGTAATCTTCAAATCGTATCAGGGGGTAATCGATGTTACGCGTGGCACTAGCCAATTGAGCGCCGTCCACATAGACGTCGTTCATGGATATAAAGCCACGTGTAAGCGTGAAGTATATCTGGATACCCTTGGGTCGCTGGCAAATAACGTCGGTTATTTGCAGGTCAGTGACGTAACCGCCAGCGCCGCCGGTTGTCTGGCTCAAACAGCCATAAGCGTTTGTTACTGTAATGTTGGCAAGCCGCGCGCGGTAAACTGATCCTGTTGCGGTGTCAGCTACAACAGCCTTGGACGACGATCCACCACCATCCATTTCAATATAGAAACCGCTAATTGTTGTGCGTTCATCGTATGAATTGTACAGGATGAAACTGCTATTTCCGGTGTAAATAAGCAGTGACTCATCGCCTTTAAAGCACTGACCTTGCTCTACTGTGACGGTATTTGTGCCATAATTGAACCCACCAGCGGCGGTTCGATTTGGTGCAAAAGCACAAAGACCTGTATCCAGCGCGCTATTTGTGGCCGAAGCATTTATCGCTGCATTAGCTATGTTTCCATCACCAACCGCGCCCCACCATTCGATATTGGCATAGCCAAGCATCGTGGTGCAGGTGCTTGGCGTGAGCGTGCAGATTGTGGTGATTGCCCGCTGGACGAAGCTAGTGCTAGCGCAGGAGTTATCATTAGTCGTCGGCGGGCGAAGGGCGCAGGTAACGTTCTGCGCCACAGCCTGTGGGATGTTGGTGTAGTAGAGCCCGGCGCTAAGACCAAGCAAAAGCAGAGCAGAAGCAAGAAGCTTTTTCATGATACTTGATCCAGAACAGTGAGGGGTTTGCCAGAGCCGGACGCTGCTAGAGCCGACCACGCGTAGCCGAGATTGCCACCTTCAAGCGTTAACGATCCGCCATTAGCGTAGATGAGGAAGCTGCCGCCTTTAGCGGCAATGGTTGGAGCGTTAGCCGCGTCGCTGCCAGAGTTTTGCTTGAGTGCTGGGTAGACGATGACGTCTACGTCGCCTGGGTTGTGGAAGGTCAAGCGGCTACGGGCGGCATTGGCCGGGGCAACCGCAACTGGCGTCACCGCATCAAGCGTGTTGTACGCATAGAGCAGGCCTCCCACGCCGATGGAGATTGACCCCGGAGAGCCTACGTTGAAGGAGGCCTGCGCCATGGTTATGCCCTCCGGCCGGAGGCAACAGCGGCCGCTGGAGCTTCCATAGCCGCAAGCCTTGCCGCCATCTCAGCGTTCTGGTTCATCAACTGCTGCATCTGAGATTGCAACTCAGCAAGCATGTCTTTGCCAACTCCGCCTACGGAAGTGGACTTGCCAGCGGACGCCGCGTCAAGAACCCTCGCCAGCGCGTTCTCGAGGTCCTTGGCGAAGTCACCGGTCCCACCATTGGCCTTGAGTTCCTCAAACGGCTTGAGCCACTTGCTCTGGAGCGCGTCGGAGATTGCCTGCGCGGCGGCGTTCTGCGGCTCCATGTCAGGGGTCGGCTCACCAGCAAAGACCCAGATTGAGGGCAGGTGAAGCTTCGCCGCTTCATCGGTGGAGACGAGGATTTGGCCGGACTTGCGCGGGGTCTGCGCCATAGGGTCCTCAAGCTGGAGCAGGCGCGGAACGGCGTAGCGATGCTCGACCTGCTCGCCGGTTTCGCCGTCCTGCGTGCGCTGGATGAAGTGAGTATTGGGAACGTTGAGGTAGTGGTCCGCGCGAAGCTTCCAAATCGGCGGGGCCTTAACAGCTGCGTCAGTCATGAGAGTGTCCTTTCGGTGAAGCGCCTACCCCAAGGAAGTAGGCGAGGGTTTGAGGGAGAAGCAAGAGCCACAGTGGGAAGTAGGTCAGGCTGCAAGCAGCGAAGCCAAAGAGGATCAGCCCAGTGCGAGAGGAGCCGTGGGTGAGTACTGCGGCGAGGAATAGCCAAAGCAGTCCGGCGCCAACGCCCAACTCAAACAGCAGCTCAAGCACGTCGTTGTAGGCATGCGGCGCGAGCGCTAGGGTCATGTTGGTGTGGACTGGCCATGAAGCGTAGGCGTCGGCGAAACTGCCCCAGCCGCTACCCCAGAAGGTGAGATGGTTGAGAGTGTCTTGCCAAACACCCATTCGGTTCAAGAGGCTCTCGCCGAGGGAGCGATGGCTCAGTGCGAGCAGCACCACGATCAGCGCCACTCCTGCGCTGGTAACTTTGCTCCAACGCCAAAGACGAACTAGGGCTATAAGACCTGCTGCGATGATTGCGCCGCGCGAGCCAGTGAGGTAGAGAGCCGGGCCAAGAAGCAACAGCGAGAACCAACGCTCCTGCGCCACGGCAATAGCAATGCCAAATGCCACAAGGCAGCCGATGAAGTTCGGGTTCAACACGCCGGAGAACATCCACAGCAGCCACGCAAGGGCTGTGAGGCTGAGGTATGCTGCACCAACATCGCGTTCATGCTGCGGCCAAAACCAGCCCGCGGCGAATGTTGCAACGAGGGAAAGTAGGTGGGTCGCAGGGAGCTTGGGGTCCCCCTGCGACCACACCATGGACAATGCGGCCCAGAGAACCACAGCACCGCCTGTCCATACGACAAGGCTCAGTCTCGGGAGACACCGGGCGGTTGTGCGAGACTGAGCCATTGTCATTCGTGCTACTCTTCAGTCCATTCCAGCGTGCAGGACAGCGTCGCGGAAGTGAAGCTTGCGCCTGCAAAGTTCACCGCTACGCTCTGTGCCGCTGAACGCAACACTACCGGCTGACCAAGCTGCCCAAACGTGTAGGTCGTCGGGGCAACTACGCCGGTGGTGTTGTTGTTGAACGTGAAGGACTGCTCAAGCAGCGTCGCAGCGAGTGTGCCGAGAAGCGCCGGGTCAGTCGTCATTGTCTCGGCTACCGCGGTAGAGGTCGCGTTAGACGAGTCGTAGGAAGCGTTGGTAGTGATGCTTCCTGCGCCGCCAACGTTGAGCGTGCTGCGCTTGAGGATAAGCACAGGATCGCTCATGATAGCGCCGGTTACGCCGGAGAGGATAACCCGGCGCAGTCGAACGCTTTTGGTGGCCGATCCAGTGAGCAAGCACACGTCCGAGGTATTAGACCCGAGCGTGATGATCTTCGCAGCCGAGAACGTCGGCTTCATCGTGGAGTTGTCGTAGGCGAGTGTGAACACCGAATTCAACGTAGAGTTGACGCCGGGGACCTGTGCTTGCGCCACAACCACAGCAGTCAGCAGGGAGGCTGCTGCTGCTGCGATCAGGGCCTTGTGCTTGAGAAGAGAACGCATGTGCTGTGCCCTTCCTTAGTTCGCGACAGTGATGCCAGCGCGGTAACCACCGAGCGTAGCGTTGTCAGTCGAGTTGTACATCTGGTCGATGCGGTTGAGGACGATCGCAGAGAACACAGTGCCTGCAGTGGTGGTTGCGCCGGCGATGGTGTAGAGCAGACGCACGAACCGCGGAACAGGGACGCCAGCGGGAGGCCGCGGGAAGTCCATGTCCAGCAACCTAGCCCCGGCTGCGAGAGTGGCCAGAGCGTAGATCGGCGAGGACCACCACGAGACGTAGGCCCCAGGAACGCCAGTGCCATCGTCAGGAGCACCCTGCAAGGTCACCACGAGGGTCGCGGCACCTGCTGAGGTGAAGGCCTCCTGCACCACGACGAGGAGCTTGAGCGCCGGGTCGTCACCGATGCCCATGTCACGTGCGCCACCGCCATTGGCGTTGGAGGGGATGGCAGGGGCACTGGCGTCGATGCCGATGCCGAAGTCGATCACGTCGGTGGAGGCATAGCCGCCCGCAACCTGACCGAGGTCCTGCCCGTTGGAGAAGCGAAGTAGACGGTCGATGATCATAAATGATCTCCTTTAGGAAAGTTGAGGATTGCGAAAGGACCAGCCATTTCTACAATGGCTATATCCCTTGCTATAGCGGCCTCTTGCGCGGTTTCGAAGTGGCCGAGCTTAAGCGTACTGGCTTGGGCGGAGAACTTACCCTCAGGGGTCATATGCACTCCACGCAACCCAGTAGATGAGTTGTAGACTGCACTATTGAACCTGTTTTCAGATCGAGTAGCATGACGTAGATTGCTCCACTTACCATTGCTTGGGTCCCGATCTATATGGTCAACTTCTTCCTCAGGCCATTCACCTTCCATGTATAGGAAAGCCAGTCGATGGGTGTAGTAACCAACACCATTGATCCTTATTCTGATATAGCCATCCAAACGGGCACTCCCTGCCTGCTTACCTTTCAAATGGCCATTATGGCTGGGCGGATTAAGCCAAGTCCAAAGACCAGTCTCAGGATCGTAATGCAGTAAATGTTTAAGCTCGGATTGCGTAATCATAATAAGGCCTTAGACTGGGACGATTTGTGCCTCATTGGACACGATTGCGTCGACCGTTCGGACCGGCACGCCACGGAACGTCGTGACGGGTTTGCCTGCCCACTGCTGCATCTGGAGCAAGACGTTGGTCTTGTTCACAGCTTGGATGTCGAGGTAGGTGGAGACGATACGGTTAGCATAGATCGCCGTCGTGCCCATGTTGCCATTGATCGACGGCGTGTCCGAGGTCTGCACAGGCGCGACGGAAACCGGCGCGGTGGGCAGGCGATGGAAGGCGCGGATCAACAGGTTGATGAGGTTGGCAGCGGAGACACCGCCGAGCTGGGTAACGTCGATGTTGGCAATGCGGCAGATGTAGCGCCAGTCACGGACGCACAGGCCGAGTTCCCACTTGAAGTGATCGACGTAGGCTTGGTAGTTGCCGCCCGAGCCATCGCTCACGCGCCACTCGCCGAGATCGCGATGCTGGAGGCCGGTGATCTTGCCCTTGGGGAAGATGCCGTGCATCGTGTCGCTGCCCCACGTGCCGATCCACATGGAGGTGTTGGTCGAGCCGGTGCCGCCGCCGTTGAGGACGTTGGCAGCGGTCTGCGACACGGAAGTGTCGAGGCTGGAGTAGCGGGCCGCGAGGCCAGTGAAGCGATCAGGGTTGATCGTTTCGTTACCATAGATCAAAGTCGTGGCCATCTGCTGGGACATGCCCTGCAGGAAGGCGCGCGTTTCTGACATACGGAAGCTGGCGGTATTGCCGTTGAGGTCCGCCACGTCCTTGTCGATCTGCGAGTAGGTTTCGAGGTTACCCGTCGCGTCGGTGATCTGGGCCGTGGTGGACTTCGCGTTCGGGACGCCGGTGTTGAGTTGGCGCCACGTGGCTTGGGGGATGCCGGTGCGGACCGTGGTCCGGTGGCCGGTCGCGAGATTGCCCTCCATGACGAGCATGTCATCGAGGATTTCGTTCGTCTGAGACAGCAACTCGATAATGGCGGCGATCGCCATGTTCTCGGTTCGCTTGGCCCAGTCCGCGTAGGTTAACACGGTAGAGGTCTGCGTTGCCATTGGTTAGGCTCCAAAGAGGAAGTTGGGGGTGGGTAGTACACTCATCGGGTGATCAGTCTGGGCATAGCCGTTCGTCCTCTTTGAGGCCAAATCACTCGGGGAGATTGGGGTAGATAGCGGCGGCGAGGGAAGTGCGGCCAGCGCCGGGTGCAGCCACAGGCGCAGGGGACTGCGCTGCGGTTGGGCGGCCTTCGGTCACTTTCGCTGCCATCGCGTAGAAGGCTTTGATGAACGCCGGGTTGTCGCCGACGCCGGTGAGGTTCATTGCTTCGCGGAAGCCCTTGGAAAGCTCAGGGCCGAGATTGTCGATGGCCCGACCGACCGACTGGAGCACCTCCGGCTTGATCTGCGTTCCAGTGCCGATGGTCGTGTCGGCGACTGCGTCCTTGCGCCAGCCTGCTTTGAGATCGGCGAAGGCCGTGGCAGAAGCGTCGGCGGAGGCCTTCATCTTGGCGGTGAAAAAGTCTACGGCCTTCTGGGCTTTGTCCTGCGGTAGGTTCAGTTCCTTGAGCAGCGTCTCCGCTTCGGTGCGCAGTTCTGCGGGCATCTCAAAGCCTTCGGGAAGCGTGAAGTCCTCGTACTTCTCCGGCGCACCCTGCAGACCGTCGGCCGGGGGCTCAGTGAGAAGCGTCTCACCCGGCTTGGGTTCAGTTGAGGGCGGCTCCACCGGTGGGGTCGTAGTCTGCGGCGAAGGGGAGTTCGGGCTCGTCGGCGGAGCGTCCGGGTTCCCCTGCGCCAACAGGGTGCCCGCCGGTAGCGGCGACGGCGTTCCGGTCGGGGAGATCGGCTGAGGTGCTGGTTCGGTCATTGTGTTCTACCATCATCTTGAGGAACATGTCGGGGAGGTGAAGCATCAGATCGGCTAGCATGGCGAGGCCGCGAGCGCGGGTGCCTTCGTTGAACGCGGAGGACAGGGCTTCACCCGTGAAGGTGGAGGAGAATACGTTGGCTTCTTCCATCTGGCGCCAGAGCCAGAGGCGGCCGCCGTAGGAGGAGGTTAGGTGGCGAAGCCCTTCGACCCGCTCGGTTTCGTAGCGCTGCGCGGACTTCTCGGCTTTGCGAACGTCTTTGATACGGGAGGCGTTTTGCTGCACAGTCATGACGGCACCCCGCCGGTGAGGGCTTGCAAGGCGTTGGCGCCACCACCCATGTCTGCTGCTGCAAGGTTTTTAGCTCCGGCGCTGAGCTGCT